ACCGGAAAGAGCTCAATACTTCTCATCTATCAACCTTAACAAAGATATTCTACTGATAATTCAGTATTGTGTCAAGCTTTATTTGTTTCCAAATCCAAAAAAGGATGTGATAGCATAACGACCATAACCCTCAAAGTAATCAGAATCTGCTATACTTACCTTTTTAACACCATGTTCTACCCAACCTGGAAAGATTATTATTGAATTATTTTCACAGTCAAATTCATAATCATATTCTGGAAAATCCAATTCGCCACCCGTATATTTCTTAGGTTCTTTATAAAAGTAGGAAAATGCTAGGAAGTTCATACTAATATCAGTATGGGACTCGTAATATTCACCGTCATGGTAATATCTAACCTTTGTAACATCCCACGTTGACCTAGATGCTCTGGCGCAACAAGGATGTAATGTTTCAAGAACACTTAAAATATCAGGATCAAATACTTTTCTATTGACAGTTAAAATATTTGATAATTTTCTGTAGTTCACTCCATCTTGTTTTTCGTAATTAAGATAGATTTCATCTAAAAGCAATGCTTTAGCATTTGTATAATCAACGACTCCATAATAATCTTTAGCAGAAAGTAATTTTCCTGGTTTTGTATAAAACTTTAACTCCTCCCAAATTAAATCCAATTCCTCTTGATTATAAAAATTTCTAATAATCAAGTGTGGAAATGGTTTATAGTGTGCTTGAACATTTACAGTTTCCATAGTTTCCATAGGATAATCTCTCAATTTCATTAGTCGTTTTGCAACCACGCCCACGTTGTGGCAAGATATTTCGTACCACCAATAGGAGGATTACCCCTATGAGTGTGTGTAAATTCGCATGGGAATATTAAAACACTTCCTGTTTCTGCTTTTTCTCTTTTGTTATAGTATAGAAACTCTGTTTCTCCTCCTTCAAACTCCTCATTTAGATAAACTTGCATCACTAGTTTTCTACCAGTAGTAAAATATTCACCACTTTCATAGTGCCAATTATGAAATCCACATCCTGGAGCTATTTTTTTGACCTTACAGTCATATGCTAAAAAAGAATTCCTATCCAAAACACTATACATTTTTAGATAGTGTTGAAGACAGGTGCTAAGGTTGTTTAACAATAATCTTGTTACTGTGCAACCATTTTCTAGAGCATAATCCAGTTCATTTGCAAAATTAAAAACTAGGTGGTCTTGAATATGACCAGCACTACCTTGATCTGTTGTTTTATTAAGTTTACCAATATTACTAAGAAATTCTATTTCATCTATTATTCTTTGACACTCTTCCTTAGAATATACATCAGTATATCTTTGAATAAAATCAGGTTGCATGATAAAAATTCAATTTTTTATTATTTATGATACGCCCCCACCTGATGCTTGACCTTGTTTTTGTCCCTGCCATCCACCAGTTTGAACTTGGTTTCCTCCTGTGCGTATCCAATTACCACCGACACCGCCGTTGCCGCCATCGCCTTCACCATCATCGCCGTCACCACCGGCCCCTTGACCACCATTTGCACCGGGATCACCACCTTGTCCACCATTACCTCCTCGTGCTTCACCTTCTCCATTATCACCACCGCTACCGCCATCACCTTTATTGCTAACGCCGCCGCCATCACCAGATTCGCCATTAGAATGTCTCTCTTCTCCCTGTTTTCCACCAGAACCACCATTGCCAGCAGGGAGTCCTGCTCCACCGCCGCCACCACCGCCACCAGCAGTTCGGTCAGCACCTCTATCTTCTTGTCTTGCGCCGCCACCGCCGCCACCGCCGCCACCGCCGCCAGCAGCAACTGCTTGAGGATGACTGGTTAGAATAGTTGTTCCTTTAGAAAATTGAATACCAATTGCTGATGATGCATTTCCACCGTCTCCACCATTTTCTGACCTACCATCACCACCTTTACCACCTTCTCCACCTCTACCTAGGATCGCTGCTTCTTCACCAGCATAAACTCTTAACTGAGTGCCACTTTGCCAGTCACCAGTTCTAAATGCACAAAAAGATTGTTGCTGTTGAGCACCTTGACTTCCTATAGTTTTATTGATATGAAGCCATACTTTGGTACCTTGAGTTTGTGGAGGTCTATTTCTGAATGTACCTACACACTCCGTATTATTTTCTTGTTGATATCTTTGCTTTCCAGTATTTGGTCTATGTTCTGTCCCACCACTATAATAATCAACAACAACGTTTAATCTTTTACCTCTAAGGTCTCCCATTGAAATGGCACCAGACTGAGGAACACCTTGGTCCAGTGGCATATTTTTCATTGCCCCAAAAGTTTGACTAACTCTATATTTTCCTAGAGAAACACCGGCACTCTTGCCGTTTGAATCTCCAAATTCATCTTTTATTTGTGTAAAACTAATAGAACCAGAAGAAGAGAGTGCCATTAGTGTAAATTCCTCCAAGTAGTTCCTGCATAAACTTGCAGTTTATTGGTAGTTGTATTATATATTACTGCACCAGCAACAGTAGCTAATCCAACCCTTTCAGCAGTGCTAAGTTTTGGTGGAAGCATAAATCTCATTCCTGGAGAAATAGCTTCTTCTATAGGATCGATTACTGGTCTACCAAGACCAACAGAGGAGAAGTCAACAAGACATTGCAATGCTGTTGTTCCAACACCAACACCACCTAGTGCAGCAGTTTTATCTAATGCAACAATTGAGAACTGTTCTTCAGTATTTTCATCTTCATTATTTGTTCTCAGACTAATTGTTCCAATACCAATTCTGCCACCATCAGTAATGAATACTCTAGATGTATCAGCAGGACCAATAACAAATTTACCTGGACTTACTGCTAAAGAATCTGATGTAGAGGCAGATCCTACTGCTAATCTATCTTCTACATGTAAGAAGTTTGCATTAACACCAGGTATAAAACTAGTAGTATCTTCTATAGCTGAAATAATACCAACAAATAATCCAGAAGTAGTAACACCTGATGTGTTAGTATCTACGTTAGTGAAAGCACCTACATTTAATATTCCAGCACTAAATGTATTAGTGACATTTACATCACCTTCAACTGTTACGTCAGCATCGAATCTAGCATCACCGCCAGCAACGTGAAGTCTTGCTTGTGGTTGAGTCTCACCGATACCTAAATTACCCTCATAGGTAAGTGTCATCAACTCAGTTGATGATCCTTTAATCCAATTAAAATCTCCAGTCTTAATTCCTACAGGGGCAGTATTATTGATATCCAGGTAGTAATTAAAATTACCATAACCATTGTTAATTAAATCAAATGCACTTTCTACACTATAATCATATAGTGCAGTATTATTCCCAAATCTAATTTCACCATTGTGTCCTCCATTATCTACAGAATTTCCAATAGAAATTCTAGAATCACCAGTTTCTCTATAAACTTTTATATTTCCACCATAAATTGATAGTTTTTCTGGTGGTGCTGTGGTTCCGATTCCAACCTCAGTATCAGCAACAAGTCTTGTAGATACAGTTGCAACACCAACCGTAAGGTCATTGATGTCTACACCAGCATCAGTTGTAAGATTTTGTGCTGTGGTTGCAGTTCCTGTTACATCACCAGTAATTCCATTGGTAAATGTGGATGCTAAAGAAACATTTACAGAATCTGCTGTGATAGTGGTCGCAGTTACTGCTGTTGCAGTTACTTCTGACACTGCAATATCAGGTGTTCCAGTTAATCCTTGTGCTGTGGTAGCAGTAGCAACAAGAGTTCCAGATACGGTTAATCCAGAACCAATCGTGGCACCTTGAGTTACAATTAAATCACCTGTGTCAACTGTATCTGCTTCAAATTTAGTTACAGTAACAATACCAAGACTTTGATTAGAATCTAATATGTAAGATGAAATAACTGGAAGTCTGGAAGTAGATAATGTCCCAGAAGATACATTATCAGCATTCAGTAATGTTAAATCTGAACCAATACCAACAAATTTACCTGATGTGGTGACACCAGTAATCAGAACATCACCATCAGAACTGATACCAACACCAGCGGCAAATCCAGCAACAGAAAGATCCTGATTTCCAGCAACTTGGAAAGTAAACGCTGGAAGTGTGGTTCCGACTCCTACGTTACCGGCAGCATAGATTGAAGTATATCCGAAACCAGAATCAACATCTATCCATTGAGATGTTGGAAGATTCAGTAAGTTTCCACCATCACCATAATATGTTGCAATACCAGAATCAGAACCTCTAACAATACCACCAACAATACTAACACCACCACCGATAATAGAACCAGAAGTATCTAAGGTAATATCAGTAATGGTGGCAGAAGTTGCCTCTAGAGATGGTGTGAATATAGAATTACAAGATGCAAGACCAACAATCTTGGCATTACCTTCTACATGTAAGAATTCTGCTGGAAGCGATGTGCCGATTCCAACCAAACCCGTACTGGTTACGATTAGGTTATCATCATCAACCTGAACGCCATTACGAAAATTAAACTGCTTTCTGATATTCGCCATCTCTTAGGGATGCTTTTCTAGTTATTTAGTCTATCTTCA